GGATCCGACGCCCTATCAGGCCGTGGTCTACTCGCATCCGCCGCAACCTTGGGTCGATCCCCGGAATGATGCGGTAGCGGCTCAAACAAGGCTCCAAATGGGCCTTGAAACCCTGACCCAGCTCGCGGAGAACGATGGTCGAGATATCGAAGAGATCTTTGCAACCCGAGCCTACGAGATCGAGCGCATGAAGGAACTGGGAATCTTTGGCGTCGACCCGACCGTGGAAGCCACCGAGGCAAAGACCGAGTCGGAATCGGAATCAATAACGATATCCAAAGAGGGCGAGGCGGAGAATATAGACATCGATATGGAGGCCGAAAGTGGCAACCGAGCAGAAGAAAACGCTTAACTACAGGGCGATCACGCCAATCCCCACGACCGCCGACGAGGCCTCGCGCTCCGTCGAAGCGGTTATATCGACTGAAATAGCCGCTCGTGTATTTGACGTCGAACGGTGGGAGATCATTGACGAAGTCCTCTTGCAGCGTGGTTTGCAGGTATATGGCGGCGGGAAGCAAGTGCCCATCCTCGACGCGCATGACAGCGGGTCGACGGAAAGTGTCCTCGGCTCCGCTCGTGACCTTCGACAAGAGGGTGATAAAACGATCGCCCGTGTATATTTCAGCCGGAAACAGCGCGCGCAAGATGCTTATAACGATGTTGTCGATGGGCATATCACCTCGGTTTCCGTCGGATATCGAGTTCTCGAAGCCGTCTGGATCCCTGAGGGGATGCGCCAGATGGTCGAAGGGCGCGAGTATGTAGGACCGATTCAAGTTTCAACGCGATGGGAACTCCACGAGGTATCTCTTGTGCCGGTGCCCGCCGACGTAGGCGCGAAATTCCGCGAAGCTGCCCCCGAACAAGTTACAAGCGGCCAGTTGGAGGCCGGAAAAATCATAGAGGAGGAATCCCAAGTGGAAAATCCTAACAAGACCCCTGAAACAACCCAGTCCACGCCTCCGGCGTCCGCACCCGACCTGACTCAAGTGCGCGCTGAGGC